CTATGGCTGACATTTGAAAGTTTAGTGCCCGCTGAATGTCCTTATACCGGATTCCCGCCTCAAGAAGTAAGGCGGTGCTACCATCTGTCACATAATAGGCGTTTCCAGTACTACCAGATGCTAAAGGTTTAATCTCAATCATTAGAAACCAGGGTCCCTGTCATCGGTAGAAGGTTCACCAAATGTAATTTCTTGCTCAGTTTCTTCTCTCGGGGCTAATTTTTCCTGAGAAGGTTGATGATCATGTTGGTCTGATATAATCTCAGCTTCAATATCAATGAACTCTTTGTTGGCATTTTCGGATAGTTCTTGTGCAACTTCTTCTTCAGCGATAACACCATCGGTTCTATAAACACTTTGTTTAAAAAGGTAATTGTCACTACTTGCGTTGATAATGGGTTTGCATGCCCTATTTATTACCGTTTTTTTGCACATATCGGCTGTGAATTTATCATGTGTGGAGCCAGTCTTTATATTGCCTCGTTCATCAAATACATTTGTCCGTGACTGCTTCCAGGCTTGTTTAATCTCTTCAAATGTCATGATCTCTGTTTTCTTGACCTGTCCATCATGATCAATTATCATGCAGTAAGCCGCTTTGATCTTCTTGGTGTTGATGCTTTCCAATGTTTGTTCATGCTCGGTAATTTCCTTTTTTCCACGGTTAATCTTGAATTTAAAGACATCACCCTCATAGACAACTTCTGCAATGATTTCTGCAATGCTATCATCTACTTGCATAGCCACTGACATCGTTCCAAAGTACGAACGCTGGAACGCCAATTTATTTCCGTAAACGATAAAATATCCTTGTTTCTTTACAGGGTTCAAACCTTGGACAACCATATCTAGCAAAGCATTCGCTATACTATCCTTTGTGCAAACTTCTAAGGCCGGCTTATTGTTTCTGTCTGTTGTTCCTTGCAAGATTAACCAGGCACTTTTCATAGCGTTTTCAGGACTATAATTTGCCGGTAAATGCAACTCTCTTCGTTCTTGAAATTCCCTCACCTTTGATGCAACAACATCAACAGTATCTTTTTTTACCAGGGCTAATTGATTACTCATCCTACACAGCCTCCTTCATGGAATCTTTGAATGGTTCTACCCGCAGCTGCTTGTCCTTCTCACTAACAATTAGGCTGATAACCTGGGAGTTCGTCTCGATCAATCTAGTAACCGCTTCCGCATTGTCAACGAAGATTGGCGCCGAGAAACCATAATGATCAGATAGTGTATTGATGATATCCAGGCCGACATTTATTCGTGCGGCATTGTTTAATCCACCGCTATAAGGGACCCCATCGAATGTCGTTTCGCACACTTCGGAAAGACCACCGTTTATTTGCTGTTCAAACAACTTGAACCTTGCATATTTGAATTTGCTATTAATCTTTTCTTCCAGAAGATCAACTTTGGTTCGAATAAATTCTTCCGTTAAGAAAAGTTCATGCTCCAAACGTTCATATTCTGCTGCCAGGTCTTTTTCACGGGCAGATAGTTCGTCGATTCGCTGTTCCGCTGCTTTTACAATGGCAAATTTGGCCTTGTCTTGCTCGAGCAGATCGATTTCCGATCTAAGACCTGCGATCTCCTCACGGACTTTTACAATGGTTTCCTGCAGTGATGAACGAAGTTGGTTAATTTCTCGCTGGATTAACGATGCTTCTTTCTTCTTTTCGATGTATCGTGGTTCTGATTCTACATCTGTCATACCAGCTTGAAGTTCAGACAGTTTTGCTTCTGCAGCACGGACCTCCATTTCCTTTTCCGTTAACATTTGCTCTAGTTCTTCTCCTTCCAAAGCTATGGAGGTGTTGGCTTCCTCTAATTTTTTAGCTTCCGATGCCAATGATTTTCCTTTTGTTACAATCTGCTCTAGTTTTTCTGCTTTTCGTCGGTTAAAGTTTGCGAGCGCCTTTTGATGTGCATCGTGAATTTGTTCTTCCGGCAAGGCTTGACCGCATGTTGGACAATTCGTATCATCGTGATGTTGAAATGCCTCATTGTTTACTTTGTGCCACTCCTCACGAAGTTTGTTAGCTTCGGAATTGTAATCAGCGATTCGCCTGCTGTTACGACCAATGGTATAGTTTGCATCACTAATTTGCCTTTGTATTTCACTGTATTGGCCTTTCAATTCGGATATTTCCTGTCTTTTGATAGCAACCTTGGCTAACATATCTGCCTGAAGCTGGTTCTTAATCTCAAGCAGTTCTCCCTCGATCTCTCGAAGTCTATTTTCCTTCACAGTGATTTCTCCACCGTTTTGAATACGAGCTAATTCTTTCACTTTCGCCTCATTCATTAGTTTCAGACCGTCAATTTTGGTGGCAATTTGTTTTTCATCTAGTCCATTGATATCCGGCATCGAGCGGTGAACCTCATCGATCCGAACAGGAATCTTTTCTAGTTCCTTGTTAATCTCGGTTCGCTTGGCAGCAATCACCTTTCGATGATCCTCGATGCTGCGTCCGTTCAAAATAAACGGTAGCTTTGCTAATTCTCTATTGCCTTGAATTACTTCTTCATCGGATACGTTCCCGCACACTTCCAACAGGATTTTACGGCGGTCCTGCCACTTCAATTGCTCATTGAAATAGGTGGGACTTGTCAGCAACTTAAATATATCTTCGTTGATAAGGTCAGCCACACGTTGAGTGAATTCATTCTTCTTAACTGGAACCCCATCAACATAGTAATCAGTTGTATGGCCTGTGAAATCAGCAGTTACGGATCCGCGTTTCTTGGTCCATTTTTCCGTAAAAACTTTCAGTAACGTGATGCGCTTGCCTTCCACCAATAAGGTACCTTCCACCTCGTGTTCTAGGTTGTGGAGAACGTTCCCACGCGAATCTAGTGTTTTAATCACAAAATCTTTTTTGTTCTGGCTATCCTTATCAAACAAAAGCCATGTGAACGCATCAAACAATGTCGTTTTACCAACAGCATTGTCACCGAAGATCCCGACATTTTCCCCGTTAGCATCAAGCGTAAAATTTCGGATTCCCTTAAAATTACGGAGAATCAATTTTTCCAATAAGATTTTTTTACTCATCGCAACCTCCATCTTGTTATTTTGTTGTCAAATAGCGTATACTAGATCCAATCAGAATTTTTACTGTCCGGCTCCTATGCAGAGGGGCCGTTTTTACTTTCTAACACAAAAACCAAATAGGGTTCCCCTTCTCCAACAACCAATTCCGTTGAAATCACCCGGTATTCCTCCATTTCGAGTGTAACAATATCAACCAACTCTAACGTTTGGAGAAAATCAGTTGCATTATTCACTCGACCTCTGACTTCAATGTCATCTTCCTCACCGTGAACAAAATAAATAACGTCCATATGTATTTCACCTTCTTTCTGGTGTTAGTCACACCGCAAAAACCATGGTCATCGAAGCCGAAGTGAAGGGGTTAAAAGAGGCAAAAGCCTCTCACATGGTCTTTGCGGCAAGACTAAGCTTGCCTTTCATCAATACAAATCACTCTGAATAGATTTAACTTCATCAATTAGATAAGAAATGACTTCAGATCGTTCTTCACCGGACATTTCACTGTTTAGATATCTTAGGTCTTTAATCATATTGTCCAGGCGTATTTTCCACTGGAATAGGTCATCCTTTTGACTATCAATATCGTTAAGTTCATCCTTAAGTCCGGTCATTTGCTCTTGGATTAAATCCTGTTTTTCCTTCAACTTGTCGAATATACTCATTTACCCTATCCCTCCTTTGTGATAAGATCGATCTATCGGGATTGTTTAGGCCGTTTGCTCTTGTCCAGCAGCGGCTTTTTCCTTTTCCATTGCTACCTTTAGTGCCTCTTTCAAGTCCTTGACTTTCCCCACAAACTGAAAGATCTGACGAGATCCTTTCTTTTCCTCCCATTGGTATCTTGCTGCAAACATTGCGTATTGTTCCTGGTGGAATCTGTGCTTGGTATTAGCTAGTTTGCTTGCTAAGATTAAATGCTGCCGTGATTCGAAGTCCTTTCCAATCAATTGATAGAGGTCTGCTCTTCTTATCGCTGACCGAATAAGCAACTCCAACTCCTGGCCATCCAATTCAACAACCGCTTTTGCATCCATCATTTCTTCACCACTTCCACATAAACAGATACCGAACCTGCGAATTCCATCACTACTTGTTTGGTCAAGTCATTGGTTAATTCCCGAAGTTCTTCCTCCAACTTGTCGATCTTATGATTACATTTTTTGATATTACATGGTGCTTGAGCAGCTTTGAGCAAAATATCCGTATGCCAATCTCTTTCTTTCCGGCATGATTCTATTTCTTCCTGGATTTTTCTCGAACGGACGATTAGTTGTTCTTTAGTCATGGATAACATCTAAATCTCCTCACCTTTCCTTAATAGTGATATGTGTCACTTTATATATTTCCTTGCCTTTAACTTCACTCGATGATCCTTCCAAATCCGGACCCAACTAAAACCATATTCCTTACAGATAACTGCAACAAAGTGGCTCAGACAGACGATGACATCAATACATTCGATCAGAACAACTTTCAATTGCTCCAGCTGCTCTTTGTTTGAATCATCCGGACGATTAACTAGTGATATATGCTTAAGGCAATAAACGGCTTCCTCTAATTCTT